GGTGGTGGTCACGGTGTCGGACGGCGCGAACAATTCGCAGACGCTGCAAACGCCGAACGCACTGTGCGGCATCCCGGTTGCATCCAGCGGCAATTACACGGATGAGAACGGGCGGCAGTGGGTCTGCGACGAGGTGGATTTGGCGCGCGGCGTGCGGGTGCAGCGTATCCGGAAAATCAAGGTAACATCGTCGCTCAATTGGCAGACGGCAGGGCGCGAGGTTGACCGCTACTTCGCTTGGTTCAACGGCACATACACGTCGAACGTGCTCTGCACGCACTTTTCCACCGCTCTTGGCTCTGAAACGGTCGGCGGGGCGATTGCCAATCATAATAACCTTGTCGGCTTTGCATTCGCCGAAAAAGGTACGACGACCGTCGATGACTTTAAGCAGTTTTTGGACGAGAATGACGTTTTTATTTGGGCTGCGCTTGCTACACCGGTGGAAACCGACATTTCTGCGGACGAAGTCGCAGCCTACAAGGCGCTGACTACCTATGCCCCGACGACCGTCATCAGCGTGAGCGGCGGCGCGGGGCTGGCGGCAACCTACAGGCGCCGGAAAGCGGCAAAATGACAGCGTTCCGCCCGGTGCTTTTTTTGAACCCCAAATTCACCACCGAGGAGGCGTATCCCTATGTTATCCCCCGCGGAAATCCGCACATTCATCGACAGCGACAGCGCATCCACCCGCAAGCAGCTTGCGCGGCAGGGTCAGCGCTACTACGAGGGCGACCACGACATCCGCAATTACCGCCTGTTCTTCATCAACGCCGACGGCACGCCGCAGGAGGACAAGAACCGCTCGAACATCAAAATCAGCCACCCGTTCTTCACCGAACTGGTAGACCAAGAGGCGCAGTACATGCTGTCCGGGCAGGAAGCGTTCGTGCGGTCGGACATTCCGGAGCTTCAAAAGGCGCTGGAGGACTATTTCGACGAGGATTTCACCGCTGAACTCTACGAGGTCGTCACGGGCGCGGTGGCGAAGGGCTTCGAGTACATGTACGCCTACAAGGATGCGAACGGCCGCACGCGCTTTCAGGCAGCGGACAGCCTCGGCGTGGTGGAAGTGCGGGCAAAGGACACCGACGACGGCTGCGAGTACGTCATCTACTGGTACATCGACCGCATCGGCAAGGACAACAAAGCCATCAAGCGCATTCAGGTGTGGGACAAAAAGCAGACGCACTTCTTCTGCCAGGTGAACGAGGGCGAGATTGTGCCGGACAATTCCGCACCGCTGAACCCGCGCCCGCACACCATCTGGCGCAAGCCCGGCGACGAAAGCACCTACTTTGACGGCTTCGGCTTCATCCCCTTCTTTCGCCTGGACAACGGGTCAAAGCAGTTTTCGGGCCTCAAAACCATCAAGGGGCTGATTGACGACTACGACCTCATGTCCTGCGGGCTTTCCAACAACATTCAGGACGCGAACGAAGTCCTCTACGTCGTCAAGGGCTTCGAGGGCGACAACCTCGATGAGCTGATGACGAACATCCGGGCGAAAAAGCACATCGGCATCCCGGATTCCGGCGGCGACGTGGAGATCCGCACGATTGACATTCCCTATCAGGCGCGCCAGACGAAGCTGGAACTGGACGAAAAGAACATCTACCGCTTCGGCATGGGCTTCAACGCCGCGCAGGTCGGCGACGGCAACGTGACGAACGTGGTCATCAAGAGCCGCTATGCGCTGCTTGACCTCAAGTGCAACAAGCTGGAAATCCGCTTGAAGCAGTTCATGCGCAAGCTGCTGAAAATCGTCTTGGCGGAAATCAACGAATCCGGCGGCACGAACTACCAGATGCAGGACGTGTATTTCGATTTCCAGCGCGAGGTGATGGCGAACGCGCTGGACAACGCGCAGATTGCATTGACCGACGCGCAGAAGCAGCAGGCGCAAGTGAACACGCTGCTGGCGCTCACCGACGTGCTGGATGACGAAACGCTGCTGGAAAACATCTGCGACGTGCTGGAACTGGACTACAAGACGATTCGCGGGCGGACGAAATCAGACGACGACACGGCGGACGTGGCGCTGGATGACGTTCCGGCGGAAGAGGATGACGCGGGGTGATGTGAATGCGCAAGAGCGAGAAGGAAGCCCTGCAAGCCATGCTGGATGATGAGCAGGAGACCATCAAGGCACTGGAAAAGGCGTACCAGCGGGCGCTCCGGCGCATCGACAACCACATTCGCATCCTCGAAAGCGACGAAATGACGCAATCGAAAATCTACCAGAAGCGCTATCAGGAGGCGATGAAAGCCCAAATCAGCGCCGCGCTGGACGAACTGCACAAGAAAAGCAATCAGACCATCGAAGAATACCTGACGCGCAGCTACCAGCACGGCTACGTCGGCACAATGTACAGCCTGCACAAGCAAGGGATGCCCATCCTTGCGCCGATTGACCAGCGTGCCGTCACCCGCGCCATCCGCACGGACAGCAAGCTCAGCGGGCGGCTATATGGTGAACTTGGCGTGGATATGCAGAAGCTGAAGAAGACCATCCGCCGGGAGATTTCCATCGGCATCTCCATCGGCAGCGACTACAACATGATTGCCCGTCAGGTGCAGATTTCTTCCGGCATTCCGCTCAAACGCGCGAAAACCATCGTCCGCACCGAGGGACACCGCATTCAGCAGCAATCCGCTGACGACGCGCGCAACGCCGCCAAGGGGCAAGGCTGCCAAGTGGTCAAGCAGTGGGATGCCGTGCTGGATGGCAACACGCGCGCGGATCACCGCATCCTTGACGGGCAGATTCGCGAAGTCGGCGAACCGTTCGAGATAGACGGCAAGAAAGCCGAATACCCCGGCGCATTCGGGCGACCGGAAGAGGACTGCAACTGCCGCTGCGTCGCGCTGACAAGGGCGAAGTGGGCGCTGGACGCGGACGAATTGCAGACCATGAAGGACAGGGCGAAGTTCTTCGGGCTGGACAAGACGGAGGGGTTCAGGGAGTTTGAGGAGAAGTATCTGAAAGCGGCGGAAGAAAGCGAAAAAGTATTCTACAATCAGGAGAGAATCACGAAAAGCCGAGCGTTCGCAGTGGATTCCAAGGTGATAGAAAGCCGGGAATACGCGGACAAATTCGACCTGATGGCGAACAGCCCGCAAGAGCGGCGCGAGTTCCTGAAAGCAGCCAAGGAACTGCTGCAGCATCGTTCCGGGCAGAACGGCGAGGACTTGTACCTGTATAACCGCGATAGGCAGACGTGGGTGAAGTCCGTCACAGGCAGCAAGCCGGGAACGCCGGAGTACACGCAGGAAATTCGCAGCGCTATTAGCAAGGCTAAGGCGAAAACCGAGCAGGTGGTGGCGTTTCACAACCACCCCGGCAGTATGCCGCCGAGCATTGAGGACATCAATGTATCAGTACAAAACGGATATGCTGTTGGTTATGTGCTTTGCCATGATGGAACAATTTACAAGTACAGCGCACCAAAGGAAGCTATTGCAAGAACGATATATGAAATGCGGGTTGACAGCTTCAAAGTCGAGGGGTATAATGAACGTGAAGCGCAACTGATGGCAATGAAATACTTGTCAGAATACTATGACTTTGTTTTCAAGGAGGTGAAGTAGTCGTGCTGAAATTGCGTTTTGGGTATCAGGAAAACGATAATATTGACTATGAGTTCCGAAACCAGCTTGCCGCAATGAGCAAAGAAGAAAAAGAAACGCTCTTGAAAGAGTATGAAGATCTTGCTGCACGTCAGATTCAAGAAGCGAAAGCGCTACCTGAAAAGCCGGAAATGAAAGTGCGTTTTTTGCGTAGTGAGGGCGGGGCTTGGCTGGAAAAAGGCAAGGTGTACGACGCTTATCACTCTGCTGTGACAGGCGACTACTACGTCATCGATGCCAGCAAGGAAGCACGCCTTCGTCCTGCGGAGGACTTTGAAATCGTGGAAGAATATTAAGCACCCTGCCCCCTGCAAGGTGCTTTTTTGATGCGCTGAACTTGCACATAATTGCGTGTGAATTGCGTGCAATTGCAACTTGCCGTCAACTTGCAAACGCTTGATTTTCCTGCGCTTGCTGGCTTTTGGGTCGGCAAAATTGCAACTTAACTTAGGACAAACTTGGGACAAACATCATCTTGCGAAAAGCAGCCGCACACCCGTGCAGGCTGTTTTTTAATACATCCAAAAAGGAGTGGTATCATGGACATCTCTACCATGGGCACGGTGCTGGCGATTGTCGTCATCACCTACCTGATTGGCCTGCTCTGCAAGAGCGTCGGCAGCATCCGCGATGAGCTGATTCCGGTCATCGTGGGCGCGGCGGGCGGCGTGCTGGGCATCGTGGGCATGTACGTCATCCCGGATTTCCCGGCGAAGGACGTGCTGAATGCGCTCGCGGTCGGCATCGTGTCGGGGCTCGCCTCGACGGGCGTGAATCAGGTG